GAGACTTATTACAAAGAATAAACGACTCTCACAAGGTTAGACCATTAGCTGGAGCATATAAATTTGCCCAAGGTGGTTTAGTAACTGCACAAGCTAACGAAAGTGTAGATTACCTAAAGGCTATTGCTGAGGCTACAACATCAACAGCTATACAAACGAGTAAGCCTGTAAGAGCATTTGTTTCCAGCAAAGACCTTAGAAGCAATGAGACAGAGCGTAGACTAAGAGATAGAAACGATAGAATATAATGGGTGACTTTAAATTCTTAGGGCTAAACAGTCCATCAGCAGCTAACACAGGTGCTTGTACATTTTCCAACGGTGTGATAACCACTACTAACGATATTGCAGATGTAGGTGACGTTGCTTACTTTAAGATATCTGACACTCAAGGTGCGGTAGGTGTATGTACAAATACAGGTACAACATTTAAAGTAGATACTAATGTGTATTCAAATATACCAGCATCATTTACTCCTACCATTGCTTACAATTTCGATGTGGTTAATGACCTATTAACTGAAGATGTAAAAAGCTACCGGATAGAAAATCTAGTAAGTGTCTCTACTTACTCCGAAAGTTATAGACCTTACAAGACTTCTTTAGACTTTAGGTTGATTACAGACAATAAGAGAAGGGTGTTTAATGGTGAGATTAAGACATTACTCACTACTACTTGGACGGTGTTTAAAGATACTTGTGATGAAGTAGCCTACTTAGTTTCTTTTGGTGAGGATGCTTTTGTAACTTTAAATAACAAGTTTAAGTCTTCATTAGAATTTAACATCGCAACACGATAGTATGAATTACAAATTAGAGATAAGTACAGACAACACTACTTTTTATTCCGTAGATTTATTTCCCGATTCGGAACTTGAGTATAGTGTTGACTTCTACGACAATCTAAATGTAGATTCAGTAAAGTTACCTTTCTTTACCACATTAAAGATACCTTTAACTGACCTCAACCAAACTGCAAATAGGTTTGGGTATAATCCTTATACTTCCGATAAAGATGATTTCCCGAAGGGAGACTACTTCTTTAAACTGACTGCATTAGGAACTACCAATACAGTTATAAGAGGTATGCTTAATGTGACTTCTATAGAATACAATAGTAACGAGCCTTATATAGATGTCAAGCTAGTAGACTTCATAAGTAAGTTTATTAACGATTTAAAGGATGTAAGTCTATCAACTTTGTACAATTCCACAAATGCTGCGTACAAAGCATACTACAATGCTGATAACACATTCGATACTTTTAAGGATACTGTAGCTACAGGAGGAGAGGCAGGTACACTAAATACCAACCCTTCATATACCAGACCTATTATCTTCCCTTACATAGACTTTTGTGGAGACTTAGATAAGTTTGGATATGGTGCTAGACAATTTACGGAGTATGGCGCAGGTATGGATAGAACAGGATTCGTTCCTGTGTTTAGTGTAAAGCTATTCTTAGAATACTTAGGTAGGTACTTAACGGATTCGGGTTTTGAGACTAGGGTAGATAGTGCGTTATTCGGATTAAATATTACAGAAGCTATTCCCGATTTTGAAGCGGAAAAGTTACATATGCTTATACCTTCAAAACTAGAAGCTAAACAAACTGTTAACACTAGAGAATTTGAGATAAATCAAATGCCTTATTGTGCTGGTGTTAATGAGGATATGTTTACTGATTTTAAGAGGGATGATCCTACCGTTGGTAAGTTAATGGCTACAGATTACTTTTATGGTGCTGAGACATACGGTAATTACAATACCACAGGTGATATAGGTACCGTACCTGCTAACACAAATTATGGAAGGCACATTAGGAGGAATTACTACCCTAGTGACCCAAGTACAGCTACGTCTCCTGCTTTTACAGCAGGGGATCAAGGATTTTTCGCACCACATATGTCTTTTAATGCTGCTATTACATTCGATAGCGGTAGTCTTAATGCGACTATAAGCAATTTAACTTTGGATATACCATTGATTCAAGATGATAAGATGGTTCAAAGCATAGACCCTTCTGCATCTACTATGAAGTTTAATATGTTCTTGGGTGTTTATGAAGATGGTTTTCCTATAAAGAAGATAAGACTAGAAGATGTTAATGGTGACCCTATAGAGATTGATGCATCTGATGCTACAGCTATACAAGGTGGTAGTGAAAAGACAAATCAAAATCAAAACCAAGGACACCACTTTTGGGATGATATTGATAAAACGAGATACGTTATATTAAACCCAAGTAATCCTGACTTAGCAACAGGATATACTGATGCGTTACAATGGAATCAAGAACTTACTGTATACATACCTAGCGGTGAAGAATTATTAATTAATGGTGAGAGTAGATACAGTACTAATTATTTCTTAGAGCCTGTAAGTGGTACACTAAGCGTTACAAGAGTAACAGCGGTAACTGTTCACGACCAACACGTTGTACACGCAAACAGTATAGTTACTGACGATGCAGGAGAAGGTGAGCTAAGAAAAACTATTACAGGTTCAACAGACCACGACAATCTTAACCTTACATTTAAGGCTAATCAAGATTACAATCTTTATTTTGATAGCGATGTAATAACAGGTTCGTCTGATGTTTACAATGTAAAAAGCTCATTAGAAAATACTGCTACACTAAAACCCTTTGATATATTATTAGCAATATGTAAGCGTTTTAATTGTGGTTTATTTTACGATTTTGATAGTGTTACAAGCGAGAATATATTAAGGGTTGACCCTATAAAATATGCAAGGTCGGGAACAGAAAATATAAATCAATACATCGATGATTTAAAATCTGTTAAGTTGCTTATAGGAGGTGATAAGTTTAAAAACATTACTATAAATAATAAAGACTTTGGACACTTCTACGATAAAGAAAATCAAGACGGATTAACAACAGGTTCTACCACACAAGAAATAAATCCTGAAGGTATATCTGATTTAATCATAAACCTAAAAAGCGGTGTATTATACAGGTCTATAGCAGGTGATTACTTAGGTAATCAAGTGAGCCAAAACGTAAATTCCGGAGGTGTAAGCTCTAGAGAAATATCTTTTACAAACAATGTATTTACAAAACATCAAGATATAGGTTTAAAATTTGGTTATGTAGATAAACCATTATTTACAACGTATATTAAAAGACCTATATCTGTTACAGTTTATCAAAGACCTATCATAGAAACACAAACACAACGAATATATCCAATAGGGGTACAACACGTATTTAACGGTAGGTTGTTTAATAAGAATACACAGAATTGGGATTTATTAGCAGAAGATACTAGCGGTAACACTACTGATTATTATGACTTCTATGTTGACGATGAAAAGATTAAGCATAGCGATAGTCCTAGTATAGAATTTGATATGGTGATTCCTACAAGTGAACTAGCTGATTTAGAATTCTTACTCAAGGAATTTACTGCATCAAGAATTACTTCGGATACTATAGTGATTAAAAGTGTAGATGGTGAGGTATATGAGGACAACGCATACCTAAATGTAAAAGGCATACTCAAATAATTGTAAATTAATTCGATGGCTACATACAACGACTACCCACAATCTGCTACTAACAACGCCAAGAAGGTTCTTGAGTGGAAGAAGAAGTATGGTAAGGAAGTTAAAGGAATGACCTCTATAGGGTGGACTCGTGCAAACCAATTAGCATCAAAGAGAAAACTATCATATGATACTATCGCCAGGATGGCTGCGTTTAACCGCCATAGAAAAAATGCTGAGATTGACCCTAAGTATAAGGAAACTCCTTGGAAAGATCGAGGCTATGTCGCTTGGCTGGGGTGGGGAGGAACTTCAGGCGTTAACTGGGCGATTAAAAAGGCTAAATCAATCCGAGAAGGAACAGTTAAGGCTAGTGTTGACATCGATAACCTCCCGTATGGCAATAGAAAAGTCAAGGCTAAATGTCCGAAGGAAAAAGGCAAAGGAGAAGATTGTAAGCAAGGTTACTGCGATTGTTATGCTACCCAAAAAAAAGATGGTAGCGTTAAGAAGTCACCTAAAGCACCTAAGAGCGATACTCCTGAGAAGAATCCTAAAGGTGTTGGAAAAGGTGGAAAGCTATCTCCAAAGATTATTAAGTCTATAGAGACTAAGGTAAGAACTTATAATGAGAAGTATCCGGATAAAAAGATTGGTGTTGGAGCTGCAAAGCGTGTTGTCCTACGTGGTATGGGTGCATACAACACATCCCACTCACCGAAGGTTACTTCAGCAATACAATGGGGACTTGCAAGATTAAACGCATTTATGTACTTGGTAAAGAATGGTAAGCCCTCTAACCCTAAGTACACACAAGATAACGACTTGCTACCTAAGTGGCATAAAAAAGCAAATAAGTAATGGACAAAGATTTACCATTATACGATATAACACTAGAGGATTTTGAGCAGGGGATGTATAAGATTTCCCTTGTAGATAAACCTGCTATTGAAGAAAACTTTATTTATTTCTCTAAGCAAAGCATTGAGATGTTTGCAAACGATGAGAAGCGTGAAGTGGTTGGCCCAATTATGATTCCTAACAAGGAAATATTGCGCCAGTCTGCTGAGAATGGTTACTACTATGTACGCTTTACTGAAAATACAATTAGAGAGATAATGTACAACTACTCCAAGAAGGGGTTGTTTAACGAATTTGGCATACAGCACGAGAATGATACTACCGATGTTGTAATGCTAGAGATTTGGATGAAAGAATCTGATAACGATAAGTCTAAGGACTATGGTTTTGATCTTCCAAACGGAACAGTATTCGTAAAGGCTAAGATTGAGTCTGACGAATTATTCAATGCAATTAAAGATGGAGAGATAAATGGTTTCTCTATTGAGATTGCAGCTAATATAACACCAACAAATAAAGAAGAAATGACTGAATTTTCATTTGCTAAAGAACTTGGTAAGTTGGAGGCTCAATTTGAGGCAATGACTAATAAGTTCCAGGAGCGTATCGAAGTATTAGAATCTGAGAATGAGATTCTATTATCATCATTGACATCTTTTGAAGAGAAGTTTGCAGGAGTCGAAGATTTAAAGACTGCTATCGAAATGATTCAAAAGCACATCGAATCTATGGGCGAAATGGCTCAAGAGGAAGATGAAGAAGAAATGGCTCAAGACTCTAAGGAAGAGGAAGAGATGAAAGAAGACGAGAAGTACGAGGCTACTGAGGAAGTAGTTGAGGAAACTGTAGAAGAAGAGTTTACTGCTACTGAGGAGGCTACTGAAGAAGTTGCTAAGGTAGAAGAGAACTTTGAGGCTGAGGAAGAAGTAAACGAACAAGAGGTTGAAGAGCAATTCACCGCACAACAGACAGAAGAAGTTGTCGTTGAGGTAGAAGATAAGACTATCAAGTTTGAGCGTATCACTTCTGATAAAGTAAATCTTATCAATAAACACTTTCCAAGTTTATACTAAGACTTTGTAAATTAAGTAAAACGAATTTTTTTAAAACTTTTATATAATGGCAATTAATTCAACAGACCCTTCAGTACAACAATTAGTATGGGGTGACCGTAGCAGAGATTTGTTTATCGACTCTATGGTAAAATCAGCGGCTGTACTTAACCGCTTTACACTTATCGATGGTGTAAAAAATAAAGTAAACGTACCTATTTTTGACGTAACTACATCTGCTTTCCAAACAGGTGATGACTGTGAGTTTTTGGATAACAACACAGCTAACATCTCAGAGAAAGAGATGAGCGTTGAAACTTTCTCTTGGAACTTTAAAAACTGTAAGCACGTATTAGAGAAGTCTTACCGTGGTGTAGCATTGAAGAAAGGGCAACACAACCCTGAAACTATGGATGTAGAATTCCGTAACTGGGTATTTGACTACTTTGCTAAATTAGCTTCTCAAAAAGCATTGACTTATGCTGCTTCTGAGTTAATTACTGAGATGGAAGGTGATGCTGATGTAAACGATTTCGCTTTAACAAGTTTAGCTGACTACACTAACGCAAATGATCTAGATAAAGACAACATCCTTGCAGCTATGGAAGGTATGTACGAAGCAATGACTGACGTTATGTTGGCTGCTGTTTACGGAGATGCTGACCGTGAATTCAAACCTGCTTTCTTCTTAGGAACTAACGCTTATCAGTTGTACCAAATCGCTATTGCTAACTTGCATACGACTACTCCTGCTGGTATCGTAGCTGGTGAGCTTCCAACATTCTACGGAATGGAAGTTGTACACTTGTCTAGCCTTCCTGCTGAAAAGTTGTTCATCTCTGCGCCAAGCAACTTGGTTATGTTGACTGATGACTACAACGATGTTGCAGCTATCGATAGCGAATACGAAGCTAAAGAAAATGCTGAGTACATTTGGGGTCGTTTCAAAGTAGGATTCTCTTACTTGAAAGGTGAGGAAATTGTACTTGGAAATCCTGCATAATAACTG